GAACTCTCGGTGTTCACAAATGAGGCAATGAGACGCCCCACCAATGACTGGTGAATGACGCGGGAGTTGTAGTAGGACAGGCCTGGAAGAATCATCCCGAGTAATAGTTGTGCCGTCGATGGTTGTGTACGGAAGGGCCCAGTAACGGGTGGCTTCCGTACCCGACATAAATCCATCGTTTGGTTTCCACTCTATCCTCAAAGGATTGCGATTTTGCCATCTCCCAACTTCAACGGGGTCCACCCTGGCGAGGGCCGCCACCTCCTCATGTGGTCTTTGATCCGAAGGTTGTATGTTACCTACAAACACCGGTTTTCCATCCACCAACAGATCAGGCGCACTATCTTTTGGTGGTTGGGCCAGGGCCCATCGGAACGTGGCGATCCGGGAATCACGCGGATCCCGGAATAGACAAGTTAGCTCATCCTCTGCTCGGGAAACGACAACGTAATCGTAATTATTGACGCGACTACCTCTAATCGTGAACCCTGGCGAATTCTGGTACCAGAAGACACCGCCGACGTGCTTGGCTTGGTTTCCTTGCCACTCATGCGTGGTTTTGAAAGGGATTCCTTTCACCGTGTCTGATGATTTCATGCGTTGAAAGTGCCCAACAGCATGATTCACCTTTGCGCCAGTGAACTGATCCCCTATCTCAATATTAATTTTGCCACCAGGACCGCGCATGGCTTTAACCTGGTAGCCTGTAAGGGCATTTGTGAAATCGACTATCTTGCGAAGCGAACGATAATTCCGATTCATTGTGATTTTAATGTCTGGAACTGGGGTTACCTGTCTGAGGTCGCCCTTATATGTAGTGAAATTCACCCAGTTCACCTGGTCGTAGTGCCCCACCACTACGACATATGAATGACAAGCGTACCTTGCTAATCTAAGTAGATTTTTGTCTACAAGGCCACACTCATCAATGAATATGCGGGCAAATTGCCGTCTATCTTTGACAACGGTCTTGTAGAAGACCTCCGGCGTCAGGACGACGGCCGGCGAATTCTTGGCGTCAAGTCTAGATTGGTGCAATTTGGCTTGGTCATATGTTGGCACCACTATCAAGTCACTGTCAATGACATTTGACTGTATAAAGAATGATTTGCCGGCTGCAGCTGGTGCCTGTACTTCTACAACCGGAGCGGCATGATGACCGATGAAAGGTGCAACTATCTTGAGTATGTCCTTGTTAAGATAATATAATCCCGTGAATTTATGTTGAGGGTTACGCTGAGCTAGCTGTTCTTCTTTAGTTACAGCAATGGTGGCTCCGCACTTTTGAATGCTAAAAAGCGCGTCAAATTCCTCCTCAATATTCATTTTCGGGTAAAGTCCCATGAGACTGTGATAGTCCGCCCATGGAGTGTATTTCCTTTCATCTGCCTCACCTGTATGTTGGTCAATTTTCCCAAAGTTGTGATTTATACCCCGCCGGGAAAGTTTGACCATTTGAACCTCTTCCACTTTGAAAGGTAGTGTCACATGGTGACCGTAAAATTCCAAAATGGATAGCTGGCGGATGACACGCTTCCTCTCGACTCGTCGAGTGATTTCTCGTTTTAACGCGGCACTAGTGTCACGATTACGGATCACCCCACAATACTCTAAGAGGTGGTATCGGATTAAATTTTGCCTGGCTATTTTGGCTTGTAAACGCCAGGTCTTTTGTTCTTCTGTTCGCCGCTTCTCCCGTTGGGCTTCACAGGCATCCCTGGTGATACAGGGGTAAGATCCACAAGTGTCACACGTGAACATCTTTGCGTACGCGTCTTCCAAGGAATCGGATTGAGAGCAGCCGTTAGGCATCGGACTATAGTCCAAGTCTTCAAGATCCTCCTCCTCTTCTTCGCAGTCGCATTGGTTTGTTTTACCACACGTATCACACATCCTGATGGCGGTGAACGCCCGACCACCGACCACATTACCCTTTCGGTTCAATGTGGCATTACCAATATACGACGAGCCTTCCCCGGCTTTGCCGGATCTTGCGGGCTTACTCGAAGTGCACTTGCCTCCCAAGTGCATGATAGGACCAGGGTTTATAGACGCAGTGGTGGTCTCTTCGGCGGTCCAA